GGTATTATTACCTCTTCCCAATCATTCATTATTATTCTGAAATTGGAGTTATAACTTTCTTTTCAAGACCTAATGTTTCCAATGCCCAATCCACAATAAAAGAATCATCGACTCCCCATTGTGAAACAATTGGCTCAGGGATAATTAGATTGCCTTCTTCAATCATAGGATTAAATTGGCTCATTAGTTTAAAATATAAAGTTTGCTCTATTGCTTCAAGAGAATAATTAACGACACGAATTTCCACTCGGTCTGCTATTTCTCTAAGTCCTTTAATTGGCTCAATAAATACTATCATATTAGTCTTTTAAAAATATTTCTAATAACTGCGCTTTTGCTAACACGGTAAATGACTCTGAATCTTTTACGAATCCTTTTAAAGTTTCTTGGTCAGATTTATCTAAATCTAAGACCTCGCCCTTAAATAGTTTCTTTGCCCAATCCCAAAATTTAAGTGCATCGCCTTTGGATGCGGAGGCTAATGCGCCAGCTAACATTTTACCAGCATTACCACCCTCAAAAACTTGGTCATCAAGACCAATAAAGTCAAAGTTAAAATCTAATTTCATTTGGTTGTTTGTTTAGTTACAATTATAAATAGCTTTTTTAAATTAATTTTCAGGAGTTATAGGTTGCCCATTTAAATTTAAATATCGGCCATTGGCATTCTTAAAAATTTTAAAAGTTGTTGGCCTTACTTTTGGCTCATTAAAAGTTCTATTAATATAAGTTTCATGGAAATCTATTCCGTCATTATTGCATAATAAAGTTTGGACTCCATAATAATAAATCTTATAAAAAATAACAATTGCAAACATTAGTTCAGGTGGATTTGATGAAGATTGATAAGGATAAGAAACATTTAAAATACCTGGATTTGTATCCCTTGTCGGATTTACTACATAAATTTGATTACCAAAATATTGATTATTAATTTGATTAATTTGTAATTGCTCACTAAAATTGTTTTCATTATTTACCGAATAAGAATAAGTCAAACCATCTTTATCAGTTAAATTACTATTATTGCAGTAAACAAAATTTGGGAAAAAGGTATAATTATTTGACCATATTATTTCCGATTGAATTGTATTAATAAAGGAATTATTAACGTAATTTTTTATAAATGTAGGCTGTATTCTTGCAATTGTAATATTAAGCGCATCAATAATTAAAGTATCATAAGGTCTTTGATTTTCATCTTGACTAACCGTTGACATTCTAAAATAAGTAATTGGTAAACTTAAAAATACATAAAATTCATATTGCCCTATGGGAACAGTTACGTTATCTTTTTGAGTAAAGACCACAATATTAAATGCCGAACCTTGAGAAAATGTAAAGTAATCAAAATTATAAAAAACTGAAACATCATCAACTACCCGAAAAGTTGATGGCAATTCAAACTCAATTCTAACTTTAGATTCATTTGTACTTCCTGAATTATTAATAGTTAAAATATTATAATGATATACTAAATCAGTAGGCGCAGCATTTAAATTTAGATTTGTGCCATTATAGTATGTCAAATTATCTACTCCACCACTAAATGCAAATGAAGGCGCTCCAAATACAAAAGTCGAAACCGTATTACTTGTAGCATTATTATTTAAAATACTGCCACCAAAAGCCGAAGCAAAGTTTGTATAATTGCCAACCGTAATTCCCCTAACTAAAAATCTAAAAGAAGCAAAGTACCCAGCTGGCAAGGAAGCGTTAGTTGTAAAAGTTACTGACCTACCAAATATATTTAAATCAAAAATGTCAGGCTTAGTAATTAAACTTACATATTCAAAGCCACTTGCTAAGTCATCAAACATTGTAATTTGCCCCGAAGTCGCAGCGCCTAAAGTTCTCATTACAATTTCAACTTCTCCTGAAGTATTTAAATTAAAAGAGCCAGGCATTGTCTTTGATAATGTCATTTGTGGATAACCATACTGACAAGTTCCTGAACTATTTGCTGCCGCTTGTCCATTCTCATCAAGCCATTGATTGCATAAAGCCGTTGCGTTATTGTTTGCATTTGTATCCGCATCAGGTTGACTTATTGTACTTGTGTAAGTAGCCGTAAAGAAAGGAGAATAAACCTCTTGTAATGAGCCAATCCCATAAGCATCACAATTATTCTTTTGGATTGTACGAACTAATCTTTTAGTGACCGAACTTGTAAACGTTGGAACTCCACCGACTCCCGTATTAACAACATTGGAAGTCTTAGTTATTGTTTCGCCTCCACCTTCAACACTTGCAAAATTTGAGTAAGTTCCTTGAGTATTGGTAGTAACGTAAATCGTTATTACTGCTCCAAATCCTACGGGCAAAGTAGATGAAAAGTTTGCCGTTACTTGTTGTCCTGATATACTAAATCCCCAAGCTGGAGTATCTCTTTCATACCTTACAAAAGATAATCCATTTGGAATGTAATCCCGAACGATTATATCTCCCGAAGAATTGATTTGCCCATTGTTTGCAATCGTTAAGCGATAGGCAAATTCTTGCCCTGAGTTTACACTTGTAGGCGCAGTCTTTGAAATAGTTATGTAAGGCGCTGGTACGTTACACCTTTGGCAGTAAAGATACCATTCAGTCGGAAAGACCGTTGGAAGATTGCCGTCAGGTCTTGGAGTGTAATATTGATTTAATGGGATTGTTTGCCCACTTGAGTTTTGAAGTTGACCAAGTTCAGCAACTGAAATGGAGATAGTAGGATTAACCAACGATTCCCCCGTAATCTCATTATAAACATCGGCAAAAGACATTTCGCCACTTCCTTGTAATGGCATTTATTTAGAAGCTAAAAGTGTTTCTAAATTCTTTATTTTAGTATTTTGTTCTTTAATCGCTTCAATTAATAAAGCTGAAATGTTTCCGTATTCAACTCCAAGAATACCATCGTTCCCTTTGTTTACAATCTCAGGGAATACCTTCTCCATTTCTTGTGCAATTACCCCTCCGTGACGCTTTGAATCATCCGCTTTTAATTCGTATGTATATCCGTTAATTTGCTCTACTTTTTCTAAAGCATTTTCAATTTTTAATAGATTTTTCTTCAAAATAATATCTGAGTTTGCAGTAATTGTTCCCGTTGCTCTTATTGCTCCAGTAACATAAAGCCTTTCCCCATTATCGGAAGTTCCTCCAATTAACATATTTCCTGATGTTCTAATACTTACTGCTTGTGTAGCACTACCATTAGGACAAAAATAGATATTACCATTACCAGTACCATCTTGAGCAAGTAATGTTAAGCCATAATCTGCTCCACTTCCAGTAACATCTTTATAACTAAAAACTCCACCTCTATTAGCACTATCTTTAATTATAGTAAATAATGTTGCTCTAACCTGACTCGAAAACGTGGCTAATCCATCTTTGTCAATACGCATACGTTCAGCGGTGGCAGTGTTTGATGTTGCTGTCAAAAAGCGAATAGCCGAGCCAACATCTCCTGAACCCATACTAATATCTAAGTAACGTAAATACCCCTCACTACTTGCTTCGTATGCGTTAATGTTTGCCAAATTTGAGTTTGCATAGGTAGCCGCGGTAGCACTATTAAAATTATGAGCAATAGAAAGCATTGCTTGTGGGGCATTAGTTCCAATTCCTACGTTGCCAGAATCATTCCAAGATAAAACACTTGTTCCAAGTGCGGAAACAGAACCTCCGTAACCTAATGACCAAGTTGTACTATTAAGATTTTGAAGTAATCCATAATTTGCTCCTATACTATTTATATAAAATTGTGGTAATGCGGTTAAACTACCACCAATAACTCCTTTAAATGACCATTCTCCAGTAGATGAAATATTTACTCTATTAACACTATTTGTACTAAAGTTTAAATTATTTGCTGCACTTAAATACATTCCATTTGTAGGAACTGATGAACCACTTGGAATGAAAGCTGATGCAGTTAATGTAGAACTAAACGTTCCACTTGTGCCACTTAATGCTCTGCTAACTAATGTTACCGTTGTACCATTATCAGTAATACCACTATCTCCAATAGTAGAACTTGAAGTAAATTTAGCTAGATTATTAGTAGTTCCGCTTAATGCACTTGCCTTTCCATTAAAGGTATTCCAATCGGTTGAAGATAAAAATCCCGATACTGAAGTTGTTGCTTGCTTAACTTGAATAGATGTTCCAGCACCAATAACTGCACCCGTTCCTCCCGTAATCGTAAGCACTGAACTTGTTGCTTCCGTTAAATTACCACTCGTCAAACTAATTACTCCCGTAGTATTATTATAACTTACACTTCCCGTTGCAGAAATCAATGCTCTTACACTTGCATCCGTATACACCGTACCCGAATAACTAATTGCACCCGTAGTATTATTATAAGTAATTCCCGTGCCTCCACTTAACGAGGTCAAAGAAATACCACCTAATCCAGCAAGAGTGTAATTTGGTACGTTTATTACTCCCGTTGTATTGTTGTAGGTAGATGCGCCACTATCTCCAGTAGTTGTCATTGAAATCAATGCCCTAACTGAAGAATCCGTGTACACCGTGCCACTATAAGAAATTGCACCCGTAGAACTATTATAACTTATCCCCGTTGAGCCACTTAACAAAGCACGAATCGAAGCATCGGTATAAACCGTACCCGAGTACGAAATAACTCCAGTACTTGAATTATAAGAAATGCCCGAAGTTCCCGATAAGAACGTGGCACTAATTCCACCAAGTCCAGCAAGCGTGTAAGTAGGCACGTTTAAGACACCCGTTCCGCTTGAGTAAGTAGATGCGCCTGAGTTACCCGTTACCGTTAAGCTAATAGCACCTCTCGCCCTTGCATCCGTAAAATACTTATTTGTTGGAGTTGCAAGTTCTTGAATGTCATCCGTATCCAATACAACCGTTCCAACTAATCCGTTTACCGAAATTACTGCTCCACCAATTGCAGCTTGCAACTCAGCAATAGTCTTTTTAAATAGTTGCCCCGTAGTTGCATCGCCAATACCAAAAATATCGGTTGATAAAATTGCAGTCTTTGAGACTAATTGGTTTATTTTTTTATTTGCCATTTCTTAAGCTGGATATGTAAAGTCGGTTGGTATTTGACACCTATTTGAAAGCATCGGATAAATGATTGATATATCAGCCTTTACTCCAGCCAAATAATCTTTCTCGTTTTCAGTAAAAAATTCTAAGGTAATCCCTTCGCCTACCTCCCAATCAAATTTTGGATGCTTGCACATCGAAATAATATCTTGGCAGATTAGTAATTGGTCAGACAAAACCTCCGTTTCATTAGTTTCATCTTGCAGTTGCCTATCAAGAAAAAATAAACTAAATGACATGGTCAATTCTTTGCCGTTTATTTGGCTTCCAGTCAACGAATAAAACATTGAAGGATAAACATTATCAGGCTGAGAAAGAAACTCCCATACATCGCCAAAATAGACCGTATTAATTTGGTCGTGGCTTTGGGCAATATCCCTTATCAGCTTGATTGTTTGGTTTAGTGTTAGTTGTTTTACTGCCATTTGTGTTTAGATAAACAATTAACTTGTTTATGTTTTTGGTTGAGAATGCTTTTGGCATATTAATAATTATAATTTTTTTTGCTCTTTAAAACGTGCTGAGGATAACTCATTCCAAACAAACTATTCTCATCTCCTAAAAATATGCTTGATTGATAACCATCTTTCTCAGGATACATCGTATCGATGCCCGTGCCAGGATTGATATACTCAGGGAATAAGTTTGTAGTGCTTACCTCTTGCAAGTACTTAATCATTCTTTGCTTGTAAAACTCGGCTCTTGAACGATAACGATTAGCCACATCAATTAAATCTTGCATATTAGGCTGGTCGCTATTATCTGAAGTCTTGCGAACTAATCCTTTATTGTAAAACTGAAAAGATAAGCCAACTGGTAACTCAGACAATACGTAATAAACTAACGCATCGGTTACGTAGTCATTTAATAAAGCCGTTTCTAAATTGCTTAAAGTATTATTTTCAATACCCGTTTGAAGTTTAACATATAAAGCCGTTCCCAAAGCTGGCAAGATATACATATCCTGAGCAGTTTTAATTTCGGGCATTATTAACTTGTCATCAATATTAGAATGAACTGCCGTTCTTTCCTTGATTGCGTTTGCTCCTATAAATAATGTATTCTTCATATTATCCTTTCTTAATTACCGTTTGAGCATACCAACGATGTCTGCAACTTGGTGAATGCTGACCGTTTGGTTTTGTCCACCAACCGCCTCGCCTATCAAATACGCTATACCCTAATCTTGCCGATATGGCTTCAATTTCTGACCTTGAATATAATCTATCTAACTGCATTAATCGAGCGCAGAATACACGACTTGGATGGTCTGCTGAATTTCTTTCGTTACTTGGTATATCTGACCTCCATTCGTATGAATACCTAACCATAAAACTTGTGGTAGATGGCTTCGGTGCATTCAATTCAGATAATGGCTTGGATAATTTCCTTTCGGTTATTCCCCTTGAAACCGAAGTACCTAAAATACCTCGCTTTTCTAAGCCATCCAAAACACGATTGACAATATCTAAATCCACCATGATAGTTCCAGCAATAACTTCAGCCGTTACTCGCTTATCCTTTTGGATTAAGTCCAATACGTTAGCTTCTAATCCGCTCAATGCTTGCTCTGCAAATTCTAAATGCAAAGCCTCCTCTAATTCATTTGGAACTTGGCTAAATACCTCTCTTGATTTGAAGATTGAATATTCTTCTTTTGATACTCCAAATTCTTCGAATACACTTACTACCTCATCCTCGCTAAACTGCACTTTTGATTGTTGTATTTCTACGGGTGCTACTTCAGGAACTACTTCAGCTTGTTGATATTGAGTCATATCAATACCTAACTTTTCAAGTATCCATTGCTTAGGAGCAACTTGTAAAATAATTGACTCGCTAAATTCTATGCCAATCGGCTCGACTGGTATGATTTGGAGTTCTGAATTAGCACCGTGTAATTTGGCAAGTAAACTGAATACTTGCTCAAGAAATATTTGCTTATCATTAACGTAAGTATTTTTAAAAATCTCATAGGAATCTCGCATTTGTTGGCGAGTTCCTAATTGACCAGGAGTTGAAATACCAAATAAATCAGGAGCAGTAATTTGATGTCCAGCAAAGATATTCTGCTGAATCATTTTATCTACATTACCAAAATCTTCTTTTGTAATATCACTTGCTCCTAAATCTTCAATAATAGGTTTCCTCGATGCATCATTTGTAAAAGAAAGTATAAACTTTTTACCATCACTTCCCGTAAACCTATCGGTAAACTTGCGTTCAATTTGGCGCTTCTCATCATCCGATGGCTCGCCATTTGGTAACGTAATTAATTTACTTGCACTAAATCCCGTTTGGGCATTACCTAAAACGTGCTTAGATATTTCAATATCGGATTCAACGTAATTTAAAGCACCGAAATAACCTGGCAATGCGTAAGCATTTAAGTTAGGGCGATACTCTTTCAAATACATTATTTGAGTGCCTTGTCTTAACTGAGAATTAAATCCATTGTAAACCTCCCTTTTGTACTTCCTATCTTCCCAATTCTCTGAATACCAAAACTGAGTATTGTCAGCATTGGTTCTAATCTTAGTATAATCAACGTGATAAACCTCAGCAAGATTCTCGCCCGTTACACTCCAAATAACTTGCAAGTAAGCGCCTCCAAATAATTCAATATCAATAGAAGCCTTTCTTAAAACTTCGGTCAACGACTCCACTCGGTTGGCTTGTGCGATGAATTGTTCACCAATAGGGTCGACACCCTCTTTAATTTTGAAGCCATTCCCAGTTATGTAATTGACCTTTCCTTTAATTATCGCATTATGCTTGGCAGACTTATTAAATAAATCGACCAAGTAGTTTGGATAATCATTCTTTTTACCGAACTCAATGTAACCTTCTCCTTCGCCTTTCTTCTCCCGATATTCAGGTTGTCTTGCCTCCGCAAAAGTTAAAACCATTAATTGATTGCTCATATATCTCTTACTTTGTAAGTGTTTGTTTGGTTGCTATAAGTAGTAAAACTAAATTGACTTGTGTCGTTTAAACTTGCTTGCCCACTTTCAAGCAATGAAGTAGCTTGCGATGGGATTAAATTTGAAGTTGAAGTTTGCTCATAAATCTGATATGACCATTCGCCAGGTAATTTAGTTGCAAAATAAGAACTTACCGTAATATTAAAAGCATTAAATCTTTCAGGGTAAGTAGATAAATCAGCATTGTTTAAAATTACAAATGCCACCGTTTCATTCGTATTTCTTGACTTAAAATAAAATAGATAATTAGGCGATGTCAAAGTTGCCTTCTCGCTTAATGTTAATATTATTTTAATGACTTGTCCTTTGATTAAATGTATCATCAAATATAAATAGCATTAACAAAATTTCTTATATAAAAAAAGGGGAAGCATCAGCCTCCCCCTTACCCGTCAACCAAACGACTATCTTAAGCGCCTGGAGTAGTCAATGCAGTATAAACTCCTGATGCTACCGTTGGGGCTAATTCTTTCTCTTGTGCGGAGAAAGTCAAAGTGTAACCTGAACGGTCTCCTTGAGCAGTACCCGTTGCACCGTTCCCACCAGTGATGTTAATTCCGTTTACACGACCTAACAACCAAGTGTTATCGTTATTGTCTTTTACAACACATAACAACGTATTTTGAGCCAACAAAAGAATTTCATTTCTTGTTGACACTTGTAATTTGTTCAATACTATCGATAGTTCTTGAGCATAGAAAACCGTACCATTTTGGACATTAGCATTAATGTTTTCAGTCAATGAAGCAGTACCAGGTACTAATTCGTATTTCCAAAATCTTTTACCAGCTACTTTAGTTAATGCTGAAACCGAACCCGAAGCAACGGTAATTGCACTAACATTTCCTTTTTCAATAAAATACACTTCTGTTATTCCACCTAATGAATCACGACAATCTAAAGAATATCCTTGAGTTAAAGCACACGCCATAATTATTTTTCTTTAAAGTGTTAAAATTAGGGGAGTCGCATCCAAGCGATACTCCCCGAACTTATTTGTAAGATTTATTAAGCTAAGATGAAATCAACTAACTCATCCGCAAAAGCAAATTGTACACCGAACTTAAACGCTGCCATGAACTTGATGTTCATTGCATAAGGGTCGTGTAACAATTCAAACTGCTCTTCTTCGTTCAACAAGTCAGTACCGATGAACAAGTTAGAAATACGACCAGCGTATATCTTAGAAGTTCCGTTCAATCCTTGAACTGCGATAACCTTGATAGTTGTACCTGGCAAAGTTAATTCTCCAGTTGCTTGACCATCAAAAGTATAATTAAATAAATTTGAATTTTTTAATGCGATAGTGTAAGTACGGAATACATCGTTTCCTACAAATATTGCAACGTCATCCTTATCAACGATTGAAGCTGGGATAGCCTTGTAAACTGCATCCAAAACCGCAACAACTACACCACTTGTAATACCAGCAGAAGCAGCCAAAGCAGTTCCGTAATAAGTAGTTGTATTTGCGTGGATAACTGAAGCCGAAGCGGCAGCAACTAACTTCGCAAAACCATCAAACTTATTCAAGTTACCATTTGCAGATGCAGTATCTCCAGTCCAAATAGCAGTTTCTAATTGAGAAGCGA